CCACAAGGAAATACGGGTGCAACTGGAGCAACAGGACCACAGGGAAATACAGGTGCAACTGGTGAAACAGGAGCCACAGGACCACAGGGAAATACGGGTGCAACTGGAGCAACAGGACCACAGGGAAATACAGGTGCAACTGGTGAAACAGGAGCCACAGGACCACAGGGAAACACTGGTCCTGTTGGAGATTATGTTGAAACTTTCAACGGAAGAACTGGCGGCGTAACAGGTTGGGCTGCTTACAATGACGGAAAAAATAGCGGTCTTGATGCAGATCTAATACATGGAATCTCTGGCGCAAGATTTACAGAAAATCTACAGACAGGATTGCTCTATGGTGGTATTCTGTCGATCAACGCAGGAAACACTCAAACCTATGATGTTTCGGCTGGTTTAGGTGTCATTGTTGATGTAAACGGAACAACGCAATCTGCACCCGATCCAATAGTTTCCTATGTTTCTTGGGGAAATTTGACAGGTGTGACTCTAGCAAATCTAGCCACACAAGATACAACATGGGTTGCGATAAATTCTTCGGGAAATATTGCACAGAGTTCAAGCGTCTGGAGCGATAGTGGATATAAAACACAGATTCCTCTAGGCGCGTTAGTTCACCCATCAAGAACCTATATCACGCTAGCAAAGACATTCCCACATGTCGCCTATTCACAGGCTGATCAATCCGATCCCTTTATAAGAGCATTTGGACCAGTCAAGTTGTCTGGTCACACATTGAGTGCAAACGGGGCAAATCTACAGGTAAATAGAAGTTCTGGTTCTGCCTACGCAATGGGTAGAAATTATGTAAATGATCCAAAAAGTCCAAATGTAGTTAGTGATATTGCCGCAACTCCTGCTACAAGCATATTCCGATACTACAAAAATGGATCAGGTGGATACACAACAGTAATCAATAGTGCGATTGATCCCACTAAATGGGATGATGGCACAGGAACTCTGAATACAGTAGCGGGTGGATTGTATACTGTTCAGAGAATCTATTACTTTCCTGGTCAACCAACTGCGCTTGGTGTCTACTACGGAACGGATACTCATATCAGCCTAGATGATGCACAGGCTCATATTTTCTTTGATACGGCTGATGAAAATGACAACACCGCTACACAGGCAATCCTCTGTGGTTGGTTGATTGTAAAGAGTGGTGCAACAGATCTTTCTATTACAAATGACGCACGGTTTATTTCCGCTGGATTGTTCAGAAGTTCTATCAATGTTGGTGGTAGTGGCGTAGTTATTGCAAATCTCACAGATCTATCAGATGTCAATCTAACCACTCCAAGCAATAATCAGATACTCGTCTATGATTCTGCCACAACACAATGGGTAAATTCTTCGGCCTCGCGAGTTGCCGTAACTTCATTCAATGGTCTGACAGGTGCTGTTGAGGGTGTCTCTAGTGTAAACGGTGCAACTGGTGCGGTTCAAGTTGTCTCTTCATTCAATGGTCTGACAGGTGCTGTTGAGGGTGTTTCCTCCTTTAATGGTCTGACAGGTGCTGTTCAGGGTGTCTCTAGTGTAAACGGTGCAACTGGTGCAGTCCAAGTTGTCTCTTCATTCAATGGTCTGACAGGTGCTGTTCAGGGTGTCTCTAGTGTAAACGGTGCAACTGGTGCGGTTCAAGTTGTCTCTTCATTCAATGGTCTGACAGGTGCTGTTCAGGGTGTCTCTAGTGTAAACGGTGCAACTGGTGCAATTACAAATGTAGCGAAGACAGATACTGCACAGACATTCACGGAACTTCAGAGTTTCTCAAACGGAATTTCTGCCTCTGGTGGTATTACCTTTGCAAATACACTACAAGTAGGTCAAACTGCTTCTTTTGCTAGTATTTCTGCTTCATCTACTACAAATACTATAGACATTATTGCGACCACCGATGCTGCGGGTCTACGCATTGCACAGGCAACATCTGGCGGTTCAAGTAGAATTGGTGGTATAAGGCTTGGAAGAGGAACAGCCGCAGGGTCGAATACTTATCTTGAGAATAATACTGGTGTATTCACGATATACAATGGATTTGGAAATACTGGCACAAATCTGTTCACTATCTCTACATCGGGTGCTACATTTGGTGTTTCAGTATCTGCACCGAATATTGTGAATAGTGTAAACGGCGCAACTGGTGCTATAAATCTTGCCGCAGGAACAAATGTTACAATAACGCAGAGCGGAAACACATTCACAATTGCCTCATCAGGTGGAGGTGGTGGATCTCCAGCAGGATCTGAAGGTTATATTCAATATTACTCATCAGGTGGTTTCTCTGCCGACAATGGTCTAGTATATACTTCTGGAAACGAGACACTAACGGTTGGTAGTGGTTCAAAGCCTCTGACTCTATACGCAGAGGCAGCAGGAGGAAGAATCATATCTCCTGGAAATCCTGCAACTGAATTGATACTTCAGGCAGGAACAAACGGTGCTGGTATCCTCAAACTAGGAGATCATGATAATAACTCAAATGGAACCAAGGTAATTGTTACAGATTCAGCACAAACAATAGAACTACAGGGAACAATAAGTTTCATCAGTCCAGATGGAAACAATACAAATACATTTCCAACAGATAGTGGATCAGATGGTCAGGTTCTTACGACAAACGGCTCTGGAACTCTTTCGTGGGTCAAACCAGTTCCAGATTTTGTTCTAATGAATATGGGAATAATCTAAAGGATAAAACATGGCAACAACAGCACAATATGCAGCACAACCAAATCTAGAGATCAGTCAAGTAACAACGGCAAATACCGCCCGTGACGGCACGGGAACTATTGTAACTGTAGCAACTGGACCCGCAACCGCCGCTGCTGCTGGTGTCGGTGAAAGAATAACAAGAGTAGTTGTGCAAGCCACAGGAACAACAACTGCTGGCGTTATCCGTTTCTTCATTTCCTTGGATAACGGAACAACAAACCGTTTGATCTGTGAAAAACTAGTTTCTGCTGTTACTCCATCAACCACGGTATCTGCATTTCGCATAGAGGTAAATGAGTTAGTTGGTATGGTGTTGCCTGGTGGTGGGGCGGCTCTACTTCGCGCATCTACAAATAACACTGAAACCTTTAACATTCTTGTCGAGTCAGGTCTTCTATGAACGAAGGATTATTTGGTTTTCCACAGGGCAATAGAGGAACTCCACTAAGCATCAAGGAATTTGATGCAAGTGGATCATATGTCATACCACGAGGAGCGTCTAGACTCTATATGCTTCTTGTTGGTGGCGGTGGAGGAGGAGGCGGTGGTGGTCGCCGCGCAAGCGGAACAAACTCATTTGGTGGCGGTGGCGGCGGTGGAGGAGGAATACTCTGGCAAGAGTTTCTTCTAGACAATTTTGATCTCAAACCAGGCAATACATTGCTAGTGACAATTGGAGCAGCAGGAACTGCTGGTGCTGGCGCAATCAGCGATACTACTTCTGGTGGTGCTGGTGGTGCTGGTGGAACCACAAGCATCTCAATACCAGGAAAACCAGGAACACTTGCATCAGTTGTTGGCGGATCTGCTGGTAACGGAGGTTCAAATACAACAGGAACTGCTGGCATTGCAGGAACCAGAATGGCGTTTGGTTTGACAGTTTCTCTTGGTGCTGGAGGCAATGGGGCGGCTGGTAATGGCACAGCCGCCCCTGTAACCACTCCCTATGCAAACGGTGGAGCAGGAGGAGGTGGAGTTAGCACGACTCCTACTGCTGGTGTGGGTGGAAATATAACAGCACCAACAGCAAACTCAACCACATTCTTTATGGTAGATGTCATAAGAGCAGGAACAGTTCTCACTGGTGGTGCAGGAAACACAGCGACAGGCGCACCAAGTGCAGATACTGTTACTGGTATTTGGGGAAAATATAGTCCAGGATTTGGTGGACCTGGCGGTGGAGGAGGACAGACCACATCCGCCAACAACGGTGGAAGAGGCTATCGTGGCGGCGGTGGAGGTGGTGGAGGTGGAGCGTTGAACACAATCACCACAGGAAACGGTGGCGCGGGTGGTGCTGGTTATGTTGTAATTTGGGCATATTGAGGCAAAAATGAACTGTGCAATAGTAAATTCAACAACAAACATAGTAGAAAACATAGCATATGTCGCTGATCTATCCTGGAATCCAGGTTTTGGACTCTATCTAGTTCCTCTTGATGAGGGAGAGGAATGTAAGTTTGGTCAGATGTATGATGCAAAACTTACTCCTAGATTCTATGGAGATCCTGCTCCCGTGGAAAAAATTTACACGGCATACGAGTTTCTTACTAAATTTACCCAACAAGAGAGAGCATCATTCAGAAATGCTGCTCTTACAGACGAACTAGTGGCAGATTTTCAAGAACTGGCAATCGCAGCACAGACTATTTCAACAATAAATCCCACTACAATCGCTGGTATGAATTACCTTGTTTCCGTTGGTCTGATCAGCGAAGAAAGAAAAAACGAAATATTAGGTTGATCTACTTGAATCACCGATTTTATGAGGTATAATTCTAGTCATGCTAAACATCTACAAGACTGACCCAAAAGTTCCCACACCATCATATGCCACGACAGCCTCTGCCTGTTTTGATATTGCAGCCTACATCCCATACATGGGAAGCGTAAAGGCTTACAACAAGACAAATCAGATGGTAGAGATGCTAGCCGTTGCAAATGCCGAAGAGACAGAATCTTACATTGAGATTCCCTCTGAATGGCGAGTCCTTATCCCAACAGGACTGATCTTTGATATTCCTGATGATCATTGCGTAAAGATCTATCCACGGTCAGGAATGTCAACAAAGATGGGCATCAATCTCATCAACTCTGTTGGCATTGTCGATTCCGACTATGTTCTTCCTGTTTTCGTTCCTGTGTATAACAATTCACAGAATCGCATAAAGATCAAGAACGGTGATCGTATTGCACAGGGAGAACTTGCTCCTGTGCTTAAGGCAAAGATCAAGATCACCGATGAAAGACCATCTCAAAAGACAGATCGTGATGGTGGTTTTGGTAGCACTGGTCTGTCATCCTGAAAGGTATTCATTATGAATCGTGAACAATTGTTTAAGCATCATGAAGAGTTGTGCAAAACTGCCCTTGATATCATGCGAAAGAAGAACCATGATTATGCAGGAAACAGCGGTGAAACTCCATTTGCAAATTTTGAGCGTTGCGAAGCGATGGGCATCTGTTCTACAGAGGCAGGATTCCTCGTTCGTCTCACAGACAAGTTGTCTCGCCTATCAACATTTACAAGTGCTGGTCGCCTTACTGTAGATAACGAAAGTTACGAAGATGCGATTCTTGATATTATCAATTATTGCATCCTGTTCTCGGCTTATGTAAAGAGTCGAGACGAATAAACTTGCACACATCAAAATCTCTGCTATAATCTCGGCAAAGGAGCCTAGATGAAGGATCGCTATCAGATCATACAGGGAGATTGTCGCGAGTCTCTAAAGACTCTAACCGAAAATTCGGTGAACTGTTGTGTGACTTCTCCACCATATTTCGGACTCAGATCGTATGGAGGAGGAACCGATGAGATCGGAATTGAGGACAGGGTTGAAGACTATATTCAATCCCTCGTTGATGTTTTTCGTGAAGTTCGCAGGGTTCTGCGTCCTGATGGCACTCTATGGTTGAATCTTGGTGATTCATACATGGCACAGAAGAATGTCGCTCCACCACCACAGACAATCGGTGGACAACGCGACATGCCTACAGGAATTCCTGGCAATCGCAAGAATCAGAACGGACTGAAGCACAAGGATCTCATCGGAATTCCTTGGAGAGTGGCACTTGCGCTTCAAGCCGATGGTTGGTGGCTTCGTCAGGATATCATTTGGCACAAACCAAATCCGATGCCTGAAAGTGTTGAAGATCGCTGCACTCGCGCACACGAATACATCTTCATGCTTTCAAAGAAGGCTCATTATTACTATGACCATGAGGCGATCAAAGAGCCAGCACAGAATTGGGGAACTCGCGACCGTTCTGAAATGCGTGATGGGACAACTGATCCAAAGTTGAAGCATCATGGTTTGAAGGGTAAGGAGTGGGAAGAAAATCCCATGAAGAACAAGCGTTCTGTTTGGACTGTGAACACAAAAGGCTATAAGGGCGCGCATTTCGCCGTATATCCCAAACAACTTGTGCTTCCCTGCATCCTAGCAGGATGTCCTGAAGATGGAACTGTTCTTGATCCTTTCAACGGTAGCGGAACCACAGGTGTCGTGGCTCTTCAGAACAATCGTCGCTATATTGGGCTTGAACTAAACCCAGAGTATGTTAAACTAGCAGAGGCTCGTATCGCTGAAGAAGTGTCTCCTCTTACTAGTCTATTTGAATGAATTTCTATACACACATCACACGAATCGGTGACACAATCGCTTACCGTGGCTACAAGGACGGCAAGCGAATCATTGAGAGGCGGGATTTTTATCCACGCTTCTTTATGCCATCCAAGGAAAACAACCGTTGGAAGACTCTTGATGGTAGGTCCGTTAAAGAGATAAAACCTGGCACGATGAGTGACTGTCGAGATTTTATCGACCGTTATCGTGGAGTTCGTGGTTTTGAGATTTTCGGAAATTCCGACTACATCTATCAGTTTATCGGTGATGAATTTCCAAATGAAATTCAGTATGATCCTAGCCTGTTGAAGATCTGCTGCATCGACATTGAAACTCGCTGCGACAATGGTTTTCCAAACATTGAAGAGGCAAACGAGCCTCTAAATGCAATTACTGTTCGTGTCGGTGATCAGATCAATGTCTATGGAGTGGGAAACTACAAACTAGACTCTCAGTTCAACTGCCATCGTTTTGATAATGAAGAGGAGATGTTGATGGAGTTCCTGCGTTGGTGGCAGGGAGCAGACATCGACATCATCACAGGATGGAATGTCAATCTATTCGATATTCCTTATCTTGTTCACCGACTGAACCGAGTCTTTGGTGATAACACGGCAAATGCTCTGTCTCCGTGGAAGAAACTAAAGAGGCGAACGATCAAGATCATGGAACGAGAGAACACAGCCTATGAGGTTGTGGGAATTCCAATTCTAGATTATCTTGATCTATACAAGAAGTTCACCTTCATCACCCGTGAAACCTATAAACTCGACCACATTGCAGAGGTTGAGTTGGGCGAACGAAAGGTAGATTGGTCGAAGGACTATGAGTCCCTAAAGGATTTCTACACCAGAAACTTTCAGCGATTCATGGAATACAATGCACAAGATGTCAATCTTGTGATCCGATTGGAAGAGAAACTAAAACTTCTTGAATTAGGTCTTGCTCTTGCCTATTCAGCAAAGGTAAATCTTACCGATGTGTTTTCACAGGTAAGAACATGGGATCAGATCATCTATCACCACCTCAACGAGCGCAGAATCGTCATTCCGATGAAGCCTGAAGGTGAGGAAAAGGATGAGCAATATGTGGGTGCTTATGTAAAAGAGCCGCTGATTGGTATGCATAAGTGGGTTGTGTCTTTCGACATCAACTCGCTATATCCACACCTTATCATGCAATACAATATCTCCCCCGAGACTCGTCTTGAAGACAAGTTGGAACTGAATATAGACAAGATTTTGAACGGACAGGAAACCGAAAAGATCGGTTCTGTCGGAGATATGTGTGTTGCTGCAAATGGCACGATCTATCGCAAGGATTTTCAGGGATTTTTGCCTGAATTGATGGATAAGATGTATGCCGACAGAAAGCACTATAAGAATCTCATGATTGAGGCAAAGAAGGAACTTGCTTCGGTCGAAGACCATATCAAGAAGAACTCCACGATTGAGTTGTTGGCAAAGAAGCGCAAGTTGGAGTTTGATGTCTCAAAGTATCACAATTTCCAACTAGTAAGAAAGATTCAACTCAACTCTGCCTATGGAGCCGTTGGAAACGAGTGGTTCCGTTACTATTCAAAGGACATGGCAGAGGCAATCACTTGTTCAGGTCAATTGTCGATTCGTTGGGTGATTAATCACATCAACAGTTTCCTTAACAAGACAATGAAGAGTGACAAGGACTATGTGATTGCATCTGACACAGATTCAGTCTATCTTTGCCTTGATGATCTTGTCAATAGTGTCGTTCCTGTTGCAGATGTAACAAAAACAGTCAATTTCCTCGACAAGTTCTGCAAAACTGTGCTTCAGAAAGAGATTGACAAGTCATTTGATCAACTATGCACCGTGATGAATGCTTATGCAAACAGAATGGTGATGGAGCGAGAAGTTATTGCTGATCGCGGCATATGGACGGCAAAGAAGCACTACATTCTCA